GCGGTATCGCTAAATCGACAAACTACAACGTGTCGAAGAAGGCGATTAGCGGAAAAATCGCCGAGTTGAGAGAGAAATATAGCGAAGAGGAAGAAACGCCTTTAATCGACTTTGTCAGGCAAAAATACCCCGACCGTCTCAACGAGATAGAGAAAGACCCGATAGGTTGGATAATGACACGGACTAAGGAAATCGTCGGCTATGATAGACTGAAGCTACTGACGTTTCTGTCGTTAGTCTCAACGCGTATGGAAAGGGTAATGGGAATGTCGAGAATTCACATAATGTTAGTCGGCGGTAGTGGTGTCGGTAAATCGTCTACGGTAAAGAGCGTGTTGAAATTTGCGGAAGATATCGTTATACCGTCTACGCGTATTACTCAAAACGCGTTAGGCTATTTGTCGGTTGATACGTTTGATGGAAAAGCGTTGTTCATAGAGCAAATCGATAGGCAAAACATGAACTACCTACGCGAATTAATGACGGAAGAGAAGATATGCACGACAGTTACCGAAAAAGAGGCTGACGAGTCGGGTAGAGAGCGTCTCATAGCCCGTCAGCGTTGTATCGAAGGACAACCCGCGGTAATAACTACGTCGGTCGTTGACACTATCGACGTCGACAAAGAACAAATCTTTAACCGTATGTTGAAAGTTTACGTTAAAGCTGATGAATCGACGGAAGGAGTGATATGGGAAAGCATAATGAATAGGTCGAAAGTCGAACTAAGCCCTATCGACATCATGGTTTTCAAAGCGTGGTTACTATCGAGACCGTCTTACGCCAAGATACCTGAAGACGTTACTAGAGCCGTAGTCGAGTTTATGAAGAAACTAAAAGAGTATACGAGAGAGCCGTTAAACCGCACTGTGGAAATCGCCCGTAACTTGATAATCGTTACGGCGATAATGAGGGGTCGGACTGAGGCGTCATTAGAGGATTGGCAATTCGTTACGGAGTATTTCCAACTCGACTTGTTGTATAACGGTCTCGGACTGACGGAAAGAGACGTTGAGGTAATCGAAGTATTGCCAGATGATAAGGGTCGTAATACGTCGGAAATCGCCGACAAGTTGAAACTTTCGAATCAATACGTTCGTAGTCTATTGCGAAACTTAGAGCGGAAAGGCTTAGTTGAAGGGTTGAAAGAGGACGGAAAAACGTATGCGTGGTATTTGACAGACTTAGGACGTAGGATTAAGGCGTTAGTTAAGAATAAGGAAGTTATCGAAGTGCGTAACGATAAAGGCGAATTAGTCGGTATAGTCGATAGCAAATTTCGCACTGACGCTAACGGAAGAGATGATAAGGAAAATGCCGTGCCAGGGAATGACGGAAGAACAGTGTCAGGAAGTAACGAGGAAACTAATGACCTATCTAAAATTTGTATTGAATACGACGGCAAAGAGTGGAGTGAGTTATTAAATTACGATAAGATAGCAAACGAATGCCTGAAAGCGGGGTTTATCGCCGTAGACGCTTACGGTCTAATCAGATATACGAAATCTTGAATTTTTGTCAAAGCAGGGGTTTACAAAAATTCAATTTGTTTCAAACTCTGCTTGAGAAAAATTCTAAGCGTATGTTAATCCTGGTCGGATAGCGGATTTTTCGCTTACAACAGCTAACTCTTACGATAAGGTGAGTAGTATTAACAAAACGTTAATCTTAGTCGGTCGGGTTTAGAAAGCCGACTTTTCAGAGGTCGAAAGGTATTTAACAAATTGTTAATGTTATATTACGTGATGAGAAAACTAAGTATCGTTCAGTTAATACTGATTAATTTGGCGAATAGGGGTTGTCTCACTCTCGAAGAACTCGAAAGATACACGAACTCAAAGAGAAACGTACTTTTAGTGACCTTAACTAGACTTAATAAGAAAGGGTTGATTTACAGAAAATGGCGTAAATTCGCGGGTCGAAAATATAGGGAATATTGCCTTAAGCATAGAGAAGATATTATTAGGGGCGAATTCGGTGAGTAAGGGATTGATTATACTATTCCTTATATTTATAGTATCAGTACTCACCAACGACTACACGCTTTTGCTTATCGCTCTAATCATTTACACGGCTATTCGTTTGTTATTTTAGACCCTTATGCCTACCGTAAGGAAACCAAACGTGCTTTTTGCCTATATGGTCTAACAAATCATCTGTTTTTGAGAACGTTACACCGCAATACCTACACGTAGTCTCTTTTTCTAAATACCTTATATGCATAATGTAAGAATAATAAGTCTCGAAAGGCGTAAGGCAAATAGGACAGACCCATTTATACACAGCTCTAAGCGAAAAATAAAGTGTTAAGTCCTTACTTTCAGGCGTGAACTGATTCTCTATCGCGTGTTTTAAAAAGTCCAAAGCGTTTATATGGACTACCTTAGTTTTGAGGGCTAATTCCGTACGTTTGGTTTTCATCAAAAACCATATATTTCATAAAATGATTAATAGCTTATGGAGTCTCACGAAAACACACACACACAAATTATGGAGTATATTAAGAAGAATCCCGATTTGCAAAAGGCGATAGAACTCCTTAGACGCGAAGGGAAAGTAAGTAGGACGGGTTTGCAATTCGAGTTTCACTGGACTGAATGGAAAGCACGCAAAGTGTATGAAGAGTTACGTTATGTATGTTATAAAGGTTTGGCGTTTAAAGAAGACGCGTCTCATGAATTGATTTGTAGGGCTTATCACGGCTATGTCGAATTGTTACCCTTACACCGCGAAATCGAAGACGATATGGTGATAGACGAAGACATAAGTCAAGAAAACGAAGAGGAAGGATTCGACGAAGACGAAGAAGAGATAGACGAGACTGAGGAAGACGAAGAAGAATAGGGACAAAGATGAGGTTGTGATGGGGTCTCTTAAATCGCGTCAAATCATCAAAACCCGCGTAAAAATAACGGCGTAATGAGGTTTTGATACGGGGGTTGGGTTACAGAGTTCGAAATATACAGCTGTATACAACGACGGGCATAGTACAAAAGATAGGAAACGTTTTTGTATACAACGTTATACGTTTTCAAACAGAAATCTTTATAAACATGTTTTCAAATAGATATACTGGCGAAAACTATGTCCGTTCAGTTCGGGGATAAATGGATTCAAGTAAACGACTCTGTTTTTTACCTAACTCCGTACGCGATACAAGTCCTGAAATCGTGGTATGACTGGTCTGTGAAATACGACACTGAGGCGTCTGATGAGTTTCGACTAGAGGAAGTCGAATATTTCGCTAAAGCGTTTGAACTACTAAAGCCCCAAGACAAAGATGAGGCGTTTCATTACTTAACGATATTGGAAAACGCGTTTGTACAGACCGACTACGCGATTAAGGAAATCGTAGATAGGATTTACGCGAATAAGAGCGGTAACGTAATGGTGAGAGAGTTATGACAAGACCGAGTTGGGATTTAATCGAAAAAATGATCGACGAGATGTTAAACGAAAGTATGAAAACATGGGGTTGGTATGACTACTTCGTTATCAACGGGAATAGTGTTATCGTGAAGGTATACGACTTGGAAGACACTGACAGACTGATGTTTACGATTAAGGCAAAACTAAACGGCGAAAAACTAGAGGTCGTTGAGGTGAGCTGAATGATAATCCCCGTTTATATTAGCGAGGATGAAATAGAAAGCCTATGTTACGTAGATGATGACGGTTTCATGGAGTGTGATGACTATGACGCTGACCATGAATACACGGTAGACCAAGTCGAGTTCGATAGAGCTGACCTGGAAGATATAGTTAATGAGTATTTTGATGAGATTGCGGACATTATACTTAACGACAAAAGGCTTAGGAGAGCGTTATTTAGGAAGTTAGGTAACAACGTTAAGGCGTTAATCGACGTAATAGCGAAAGGTGAGAAGGAGTGAAGAAAAGGTCGGCATTATTGTTACGGCTTAGAGATGAAGACAGAGACGCTATACGGCGTTTGGCTGAGTATTACGATATCTCAGAGGCTGATGTGATAAAGATTCTAATCAGAGAGTACATGAAAAATCATGGTTTAGAGGCGAAAAGTTAAAACGTTTTTGTAACACGCGAAAAAAGAGGTGAACTCGGTTGGGTATATTCAGTTCTAAGAAGTCGGTTAATAAAAAGTTAGGTAATAAAAACGGCGAAGAAAAGGAAGGTAATACAAACAAAAGGAAGATAAAGTACGTATGGGTATCATCGAAAAAGGCGATATTCCTAATAACTGGCGAGCCTAGGGAATCGAAATATACTTACGGATTACCGATAATACCGTTACACGGTTACTATCGTTCGAACGGCAAAAGCTATACGGCGAAAGAACTAAGCGATTACTACGTTATATTGAATTTGCCGAAAGATGCCGACGTTGATGAATTAAAAGGGAAGAGAGTCGTTATCTTAGGTTATGAAAACGACGCGTTATACATAGCAAGTCCTGAGGAAGAAAGCGAAGATAATGAAGGTAAAGAAAACGAAGAAGAGGACGTTAAGGAAGAAAGCGAAGAAGAGGAAAAAGGCGATAACGACAACAAAGCCGAAACGAAAAGTGAACACGAAGGTAAGAAGAAAGTCGAAGAGAAAAAGCGTGAAAAGAAGTGACGCCTTTATTCCCGCGTAAATCGAAAAAATCTCAGAGTGACAGCAAAAAATACAAATCGCAAACTCAAAACGCAAAAGTATCCCCTAAATCCCCTACACCCCCTACAGAAATAGGGGAAATAGGGGAAATAGGGGAATCTCAAACGATTTCAGTTTCCGATTACAAAAAATCGCGTAATATTGAGAAAAACTCGATAGCTCAAGAAACGGTAGTCGGGAAGGATTGGCGTTACAAAGTCATCATAAACGTTTATCGCATAGGCGAAGAGGAAAAAGTGATAGGCGATAAAATCGTTAAGAGGACTAAGCTGAAGTTCGAGTTACGTTACGGTAGTTTAGTTTTAGATTGCGTAGATAATTGCCGTGACGCAATAAGCGGTATCGCTAAATCGACAAACTACAACGTGTCGAAGAAGGCGATTAGCGGAAAAATCGCCGAGTTGAGAGAGAAATATAGCGAAGAGGAAGAAACGCCTTTAATCGACTTTGTCAGGCAAAAATA